CAGATCGGTTTTGTAAAGGATCAACCCCAATCTTTTCTCCAGCGCGCGATGCCCCGTCGAACCCAAGCACATGTCGCGGCAACGAGACCTGTGCTGGAATTTGCAATCGGCGGCCAACTTCGGGTGTCTTTCCGATCGTTCGGGAGACCTTCTCGCTCTGCTGCGAGAAGCCCGTCATGCGCTCCAAATGGCCCAACGCCCGCGCGGACTTCGATGCGCCCTTTGCTCTGAACTCTCTCGCCATCTTGCTATCGTCTCGCCCAATTAAGCTCGCGCGAGGTTACGGTCGAACGGCCGCCGCTGAGATGTCGCCGCCTCGACACGCAGGGGACGTCCGCCAAGTTCCTTGCCGTTCATCGCCCGGAGCGCGACCGCAGCGTCGTCCTCGTTCATCATTTCGACGAATCCGAAACCGCGCGAACGGCCGTCGAAACGGTCGCGTACGATTTCCGCCCGTTCCACTCCGCCGATCTCGCCGAATGCCTCGCGCAAATCGCCGTCGCCCAGCGAAAAGCTCACGTTGCCTACGAATAGTCTCACTCCCATCATTTCACCGTTTCATCCGATTAGTTAGTTCGCCCGTCCGTTGTAGTCAGTGCGTTTACTATTCATGATTCGCCCCTCCGCCGCGTTCGACGCGCATCGACTCATACTCAGCCATCGCGTCGAGCCAATACGTCAGCTCCGCAAAATCCATCTCGCTCACATCCTGGACTGAGAATCCGGATTGAACGAGACTTGCGAAGCACGCTGCGGAGGGCGGTCGAAATTTTCGTCAATCACCTCGGCCTGCAGCGCCATCACGTCCGCCAGGTCCATCTCGAGCACGTCTTCGTAGACGATCTTTCGGCCATCCACGCGCGTGACTTCCGCTATCAGCGCGAATACTACCGCGCTCGCGTCGCCGCCTGCGGCTGCTCGCTGCGCTCGCATCAGATCCCGCCCATGACCTTTGCGTATTTCGGCATGTGTGCCCGATGGCAGCTCTATGGTTCTGGTTTCTGCTTCGTCTTTCATTTCTCCGCCGCCGATCCGAACTCCGTTTACTGTCACTTGGTCATCCTTCATCTTTCATCCCTCCTGTCCTGTCGTTTCGATGCAGCTCACCGTCAGCCGCCGAGGTTTGATCGGAATGTACTCAGTTGATCGACGCCTCCGACTACGTAGATGTTCGCGAAGACGTCGTACAAATATATTTGGACTCCCGCGACATATAGTTCGCAGTGATAGATACTTACTATCGATGTGGTTTCGACCATCTGATGCTGACGGAAGGTTGGAGTTCCGGCATCCTTGAAGACGCCCGTCATCAGATAGACCACTGGCAGCTGCGCGCTTCGTCCCTGGCTGGTGTACTGTTCCAGGTTTCCACGCGCCTGGAAGGCGTGGGTCTGAAATGGACTGGCCGACATCGTCAGCGTATCCGCGTCGAACGACGACCACTTGATCTTCGACTCGAGCTTTTCAACGCCGGCCCACAACTCGGCCGTTCCCGCCATCCCAAGCCCCTTGTAGTCAATCATCTTGTGCTTGGGATTGGCGATCTCGATCTCTTCGGCCCGGCCGAGCAGACCGACGCCGTCGATGTATATATTTGCATTAGTCAGTGAGTTGATCTGGATATTCATACTTTACCTCTGAATTCGGGTGCGTTAGGCCGTCGCTCCCGCCGTTGCAGTAATCGCGCTCGTCTGTCCGAGCTGCTGCAGTAATGTCATATCTATGAACGCCTCGAACGTGATTCGCTCGGCCGGTGGTGGAGGCATCACGTCGATGTCGAAGACCAGCTGCCCTGCGGCTATCTGCGTGGTTGGATTTTCTGCCGGGTCGAAGCTCGCTGCTCCTGCCACCAGTGCGCCGCGCTGAATCAGCGATCTGATGAATGCGTTCGCGCTGGCCAGGATCGCGTCGATTAGAGCATTCGAGATCGGCTGGTCGATGAACTGCAGCATCGCGAGTTCCAGCGATTCCTCGATAATGTCCATCGTTCGGCGCACCGAGATAAAATTGTCCGGCGCAGTGGATGTCGGATACGCCGAACTCCGGTTCCCCCAGACTCGAAGGCCGGTGCCGAACGCGTTGAACACTGTCACGATTCCCGCCGCATTCAGATTATTGGTGTCTGACGACGCATCGACGACGGACGCGTACAGTTGAACGTCAGGCCCCAGCATTCCATCGACCGGTGTGTTGGATGGCGACCACCAGTAACCCTGCGCCAGGTCTTTGGCCGCGATCGCTCCCGCCACCCATTGCGAATATGGTGCAACCGCGTTCGCGTTGAATTTCGAGGTCAGCGGCAGCCCGGAAGGGTTGAGCATGACGCCGCTGGGAACGATTCCGGTGTCGTAAAAGACTTCCTGCGGGTAGCAGAGGACGATGCGGTTGCTTGACGTCGCGAAGGTGTTTCCGGTCACTCCGCGATTGGTCACGGCGGCCGCCGCCGAAGTCGCGGGCGGTGAATCGACCAGTGCGACAGCGCGAACCTTGGTCGCCATCGCCGCCAGAGCGGTCGCAACGCTTGCATCCTGTGAGTAGCCCGGCGCGATTAGAATCTTGGGGAAGAAGCCCATCGTTCCATAGGTCGTCTGAAACGCTTGCATCCCCGCGTACACGCCGCTCGTGATTGCCCCAATCACGTCGGAGTCCGCCACCTTTGTCGGATCGGCGTAGTCGAAGGCGATCAGCACGCTCGCGCCAGCACTGATATGTCCGCCGGAGCCTGTCGGTACGATCGTAATCGCGCCATTCACCGCATCGAGCGTATAGTCAGTAGCCGCGACGTATGTAGTACCGGCGGGATTACTAGTGACTACTACATTGGAGACACCCATGTGCCCGAGGCTGATAGCTCCCTGGGTGTTGAAGGTGAATGCGCTCGCGGTCAGGGCGGTGAAATGTATGTTCGGATTGAAGACGTTGACTACGATCGCTTGTCCGGCGCCCTGCGCCTGGATGGCTGCGAGTGCGTATGGGATCGAGTAGCCGCGAACCAACGGTCCAAAGTTTGCGGCGTCGAGTGACGACGAAACCAGCGCGGGCGTGTTAGGCATTGCTGCGACCGACGGCGATTCCACTGCCCATGCCGGCGCCGTCCCCACCAGTCCTATCACCGCCGACTTGACGACGGTGACGGGCACCGACCCGATGGATACTTCGATTACTTCGACTCCGTGTAAGAAACTCGCTGGCATGTATCACCTGTTACTCAGTTGGAAAGATTCCGGACTAGTTAGTTGGTTCGGTTTGTCCTGCCGTCGCGATAACTTCGTCTGCGTATGAGTATGTGATCTGGACTGTCTCGCCGGCGGAGATTGATCCGCCTGCGATCGCGCTGACTATTCCGTTGGCGCGATCGACTGAGTAGTCGGTGCCGAGGATAAGCGCCGCGCCGCTGGAGTTCAGGACGCTCATAGCAAAGACGTTGCCGTGCGGAAGTTGGACTTGCAGATTCGAATTAAAAGTATAGGGGGCAGATCCGAGGGTGATTGCAGTTTCTCCTCGATCTTCGACTGCGATGCCTTTGATGAAGAGCGGGAAGTCGTCCGGCTGCGAGGCTTCTAGAGCTATCGTGCTGAGCGCGAAGGTCGTCGAGTAGGTCCAAACGCCGCCTTGCTTGTCGCGTTTGATGAACTTCTCCTGCACCGGGTACATCTTGCGGCAGCCCGGGATGCAGAATCCGGTCAGGGTTGCGCGAATGCTCTCGAGGATTGCGTAAGCGCCGGGGCTTGGGCCGGATGCGTCGCTGCCGACTGCCCAGCCGAGGTCACGGACCATCACTGAAATGTCGAACTCGAGTGTGCGTTGCTGGATTATTGCTGCGGTGTCGAGTTGTTCGCCGAATTGCGAGCTTTTGTACATCACGAGGGCTGCGCCCACGCGATGGGTCATGCGCCAGGTCTCGGGGCGGTCCGGGTAGTGGGCGATTTCGATTGAACTTATCCGCGATTGGAGCTGATCGACGATCGCTTCTTCGATCGTTGCGATATCGACCGGGGTTGGCGGCGTAAAGACTGCGCCGTTCCATGGCGCGTCAAGTATTACTCCCATCTCAGTAGCCCTTCAGGTTGCCGCGGTTGAATACGCGGTCCGGTGCGCAAACTGTTTCGACGGTGTCGGATGCGGCGGGTGGCTCGAGGTCGTCGGCTGAGAGGCCGAGCGTTAGTTCGCCGGCCGCTACTTTGGTTAGCATCGCGATGGCGTCTTCGTAGCGTTGGCGGGCGTCGGCGAGGTCGTGCAGGGGGCGCAGCGACTGCAGGCGGTACATCGCGATGTCGGTGGTCAGACGGTTGAGGACGGCCGGCGGGTCTGCGAGGGGGAGAGCGAAGCGACCTTCGATGTAGCCGTCGATTTCGGCGGAGGCATCGGCGAGGGCCTGGGTCAACGGTGTGTCGTTTACGGTAGTTGCGGCCGGATCTTCATTAGTCAGTTGGACCAGATCCCGATTGGGGTATCGGTTAATCATGTCCTGGGCGGCTGCGTAACTCATGGTTGAGACCTCGAAGGCCTCGCCGCGGACGCGAGGCTGGTGGCCTGCGCCCGCGACGAGTGGACACGCCCGTCGGCAGCGCGGGCAGGAGGAAGACCCGCGGCAGGCCGGCTCACAAAAAGTGGATTCATCGCCGCGCGCCTACGCCAGGAACTCGCTGACGATGAGGTCGGCGCTGTTACGCCAGATGTTCGAGGTGGCGACGCCTGAACTGGCGCCGGCGCCCGCCATGAACTCGGAGTTCAGTAACTGGCGCGCGACTTCCTCGAGGGTGGGCGGGACCAGCAGGTAAACGCCGGTGCGGCTCGAAAGCGCGCCGAACGGCTGTCCGCCGTCGGTTTTGAACGCGCGCATCGCAGCGCGCACAGCGCCGTAGTTGGCGGGATTGCTGAGATCGGTGTTGCTGGCGTAGGCCAACTGCCACAGGCCGACGCCGGTGTTGGCGCGGCCGTCGACGCCGTAGCGGAATTCGCGGCGGTTGAAGACGCCTTCGTCCGCGATATTGGTCATGCGGGTGACCGCGTATTCGCGCCGGAGCTGGAAGATGAATGGGCGAATGACGCGCGAGGCGTCGATGAGGTACCAGTACGCGCCGGTGCCGCTCGAATTGATATTGGCGGCGGTGGTGTCGGCCTGCCCGAGAAGGCCGACCGGGTGACTGGACGAGAAAAATGGCACGCCGTCGAAGCCGACGACGTCGCCGGGGTTGGCGGTCGCATCCTTGATCATCGCGAACAGGAGCATGTCGGGATGGACCTTGGTGTCCCATCCGAGCTGCTCGATGATCGGCTCGTAGGCGCCGTAGGTATCGTCTTCGATATCGTTGCGATCGATCGCGACGGTATCTTCGAAATTTCGATTGACGATCGTGTAGGCATGGGTTTCGAGCGCCTGGATTACCCTTTCGCCCAGCCATTCGCGGAACCTGGTGGTGCGGCCGAGCCATGGATAGGTAGTCTGGCGTGAGGCGGAGTGGATGACGCTGCTGATTTGCTCGTAGTAGGACGGCGGTTTCTCGAACCCGCGCTGGAAGACGACGTCGAAGCCGGTGAACAATGAGGTCAGATTCGTTGCGCTGATTTCCATCTAATTCTTCCTCGTCTCCATTTTTGGGTTGCAGGGTTTCATCATGC